ATCAAATGTATCACCTAAGTCTAGAACTGTATCGATGCCACGTTTTTTTAGGGTAGGAAAGAAAACATTATCATAGAACCTCTTAAAGAAGTCATGAAACACTCTACTAGATTTCCTTGCACCAAAATGCTGATCAGTTATTATCGCTACCTTCATTAACCTTCCAAATATGCAAGTAATTTTTTAACACCATCAACAGTATCACCTGCTCTAGATAATGCTACATTACAACTATCACAAATCCAACCACGAAACTCTCCAGTTTTATGATTATGATCTAAACACAATCTCTTATGTTGAGAACGATATGGTTGTGAAGGTGATTGTCCACAACAATCACATACCTCTGGAATTGGTGGTGCAGTTTTTCTAAGTTTATATCTAAGCTTATCGTCTGCTGCAACACATTCTTTACAATCAATATTAATTCTTTTATGTACCTTCCCTTCACCTCTCCATCTAAAAGCTGTTACAGGAAGATCTCTACTACATTTTCTACAAACTTTGGTATTCATTTTAATTCCTCCTCCAACACAGCATAATATTCATCTGTTGCATTGATAGGAATGGTATACAATTTTCGATGTTCACGCTGTATATCAAAGATAGTTCCGAATTGTCCTTTAATAGTATACCCCATCTTGTGAAAAAGGTCAACCGCCCTCACCACTACATCCCTGTGGCTCTTCATAAGACCATCCTCTGCCAGTATGTCTATGTACTTCAAGCAACTCAGGATGCCTGGTAAACTGTAACTATAGGTAAACCCATGTTCCCATTCAAAATTTCTAGGTAGAACCTGATCAACCTTATCACTATAGAGCACCATACTCAAAGGGAAGTACCCTCCTGTGATTGCTTTACCCATGGTACATATGTCTGGTGTAACTGGTAACTTCTTCCAACCCATAAAGTTACCTGTCTTTCCACCACCTGTGAAGATGTCATCTACAATTATTATAACACCTCGTTCCTGTATCTGTGAGATATTATACCAGAACCTTTCGGTATGTGGTTGGAGACCATTTGAATAAGGACAACTCTCTACCACAACACACATGACGTTATCCCAGTTGTAATGATCAACAAAGAAATCCCGTGATAGTCTCAGTATACTATTATATGGTTTCATAGTATAGAAAGGATCATTGAATAAACCATCACCCATACTCTCTGTGAGTAAAGTAGATCCATGGTAACTACCCCTGAAGGTAACTATACCTTTACGTTCATGCTGACCTATCTGTGCCTGATATGCACTAGCAAGCTTGACTGCACCCTCAACTGCATCACTACCACTCAATGAGAATATACTTTTATATCCAGTGATTGCTTTTAATGTCTTACCTAGTTTCCATGTGGGATGATTTAACCTTAAAGGATTGTCATCAAAGAAGGTCTCTGCTACCTCAGGTTTGATTTTCATCCTATCACAAACGTAGTCTATTATATCAAATCTCTTATACCCTAGAACAAAACAACCAAAGTGAAGCATAGGATCAATCACTAGCTTGTCATCAACTATATTTCCGTAGTCCCAAGTTGCAGTTTGAAGTCCGACGTTTTTTTGTTTACCTGATATCAATCCTGGATATCTCATCTAGCCCTCCTTAAGGGAGCTATCTTACCAGTCATCTGCATACCAAAGAAGTTTAAAGTAAGACGTTCCTTGGTGCCAAAGGTCTGTACACCATGGTGTGTCTTGTTGTTGAACATAACAAATCTATTATACACGTTCTCTATCTTAACTGTTTCAACATACTGTGCATGTGCAGCATCGTATGCTTTAACATAGTCATCTATATTAACATCCTCACCTCTATAGAGAGCTTCCTTCATCCCTATCTCTTCTTTATACTGCAGTGCAAATCCTTTCTTTGCTTTATAAATCGACGTTCCTGTATCTGGTTCAGTATCCTTATTCAGATATACTATACCACCAAAGTGAGTATCGATGTCCTGATGAATCCAACCCCTGTTGAGTTGGTGATACTTATCCTCACAGAAGGGTTTGATCTTCTGGAAGTGTGTTTGCATGTTCCAGTAACCAGGTGAATTGTCATGGAATAGAAGATGTATCTTCTCACCCAAGTAATTAAAGAACCTATCCTCAACTAAATGAAGTTGCTTGGTTCTCTCACCTGGCCAGTTACCAGTATCAGGAGGATAATATTTGAACTCATTAGCCATCTCTACAATGGCATCAGGATCCTCAAAGAAGTCATCTACTATTGTAATCGGGTATGTCACTTAATTCGTATCTCTACGTTCTCCTTAATTGTGTTATAATCTGAATGCCCAGTCTTGTCATCTGTATGGAAGACTTGATCATATCCAGACTTGCTTAAAATCTTATTCTTGATTTCTAACTGACGCTTCTCTTTCTGTATCCTTCTTAAGAATGCGTAGTATATAATCTGAGTAAAGTATGCAAAGGGGTTCTTGCTTTTCTCTGGGTTGAAGTTTTCTATGTATTGAACACAGTTCTCAATGCCATCACAAATCATGTCCTCTCGGAACATGTAGTTGACAAAGTTTGGTTTGTACGATAAGTGTGTAGCAATCTTTAAAAAACATTCCCCTATGTAGTTACTGATCCGAGGACGGGGTTCACCCTTCTCCTTCGCAATAGCACATTTGTCCTTGAATACAATTAATGCCTCAAGAAATTCTTTGTTATTTACATAATGCTCACTCTGGACCTTCTTTCTAACTGCCATGTGTTTATGGTTATGTACTATTATTATAACTAAAAAGATCCCATAAGTCAATGGGGGCTTGACAAACCTTTAAACCTTGAGTAGAATACGAGTGTGCTCGGTCAAGACAAGGTATAGCTACTTCTCAAATATCTTGTTTAGTTTAATACGAGCTTCCTCTACAGTAGAGATCCTACCAGTAGCATCAGTTATAGTGTCACCGTTAAGTCTCCTTAAAGACATAGCGTAAAATATTTGCACTTCTGTATCTACTTCTACGATAGTTATAACTTTATCTTTAGGTATGAGGAACTCTTCCTCGCGTGAAAATTTCATCCAGGGCGAAACTTTTGCTCCTGCCTTGTTACCCTGTAGAACTACTTCCTCTACTTCTATGGGGTTTTGTGCTATCAGATAGTCACCATTCTCATCATGGATATGCTCAGTTACTGCGAGAATTTCTTCTCCAGATACTAGTTTGATTGCTGCTAGGAACTCGACCTTCTTTTGTTCTTCCATGTTAGTCTCTGATTCGGACATCAATAAATTCATAGTTAAAGTTCTCTTCATTATAAATTTTAATTCTTTCTATTAGATGATTTAGTGTATAGTTGTTTTGCGATCCCCTTGATATATCATCTGCTATATCATAAAGGACTGCTTTAGTTTTGTGGTCTCCCTTTCTCAAGACCCTACCGATCGACTGGAGGTTTCGGACTTTCGACTTTGAAGGCGATGCAAAGACAACGTTATGTAAGTTCCGAATATTAATACCAGTGCTAAAAGTCCCATAAGATGCAACTATAATAGAATCGTTTGTAGTCTCGGCTATCCGTCTAGCCTTTTCTCTGTCCTCAGTATCGACCCCTCCATGGACTAAGAAGACCAATCGATCCTCTCCTACCTTATTATTTATTAATTCAAAGAGGGGCATCCCATGCCGTTCAACGTAGTTGAACAGGACGAGTGTATTACCAGACAGGTCACAGACTAGGTTACGAATGAACTTACTCCTACCCTGATGCTCTACAAGATAATCCATCTCCTCTTGATAAGTATCAAAAGTTCTCTTGTCATGCTTCAATACAAGTACCTTAATTTCAAATTCAGAAAGGTGGCCTTGTTTAATAAGCTTCTCTGTCTTAGTTACTTTATCTACAGTACCAAATACACCTTCGAGAACAAGGCGGTTTGTTTGAGTACCATCTAAAGTACCAGTGAACCCTATGCGATACTTACAATCATAGAGTTTGTTCATAATACTTGTTAAGGACTTTGCCTTAAACAGGTGAGCCTCATCTCCTATTATAGCACCGAACCTCTCAAAGTAAACCTTAGGTAGTTTATATACTGACTGCCACGTGGTAATGATCACGTCTTTGTCAGACCTAGGATCAGTACCTGCATATACTTTATGGCAATGCTCTTTAGCATTCCATCCATAGTCTTGGAAGTCCTTGTACATCTGTTCGACGAGTGATGTAGTAGGGACTACTATCAGTGTTCTTAAATTTTTCGCCTCCCAAAAACGTGCGAGAGCATAGATCATTAATGACTTACCAGAGCCTGTAGGTGACAGTAGTAGTTTTCGTTTGTTACGTAGTGCTTCGTATATACCTTTGTACTGATAGTCTCTTACCTTGTGGGGTAAGTTTAATGACTTTACATAGTCTCCTATTCCTTGGGGAGTAATGAATTCATCCACTTCTGATGGAAGTCCATAAAATTCGTTGTCCCGATGGATAACTTCGTACCCCTTCTCTTCGCAAAACGAAGTAATATAAGGGAGAAGACCAACATAAATTTCGCCTGTACCTGGGGAGAATAACTTGATTTTTCCATCCCAATACCTCTTCTTGTACGCTGACATGAATTTGGCTTGAGGCACTTCAAAAGTAAACTCATCTGCAAGCTCGTGACCCACATGGGGTTCGCACTCTACTGTCAGATATACTTCGTTCTTCTTCTGAATGAATACATTAGATTTCATAACCTTTCAAAAATTTAGCGAACTCAATCGCATTCTTAATATAGAAGGATCGGTTATTGATCGCTTGTAAGATAGCTTTCAATGCCTCAACCATTTGGTTATAGTACTTCAGTTTAAGAACGGACTTGGTGTATTCTTCATCAGCTTCCAGATATATGGGAACATCTGTCTTGATGAGTTTTAATGGAAAAGGTTTCTCCGCTTTACCAGTATAGTACTCCCACCTATCTTTGTAGGTGCGTTTGACTTCAAACTCCTGTTGACCCTGAAGAGTGTTGAAGGTGTTATAAAGTCGTAGATATTTAGCATGTAATCTCGGTATGGATAAACTGTCATGATCTAATTTTTCATCGTCTAGTTGTGAGTCTTTCTCCCACATGTCATTCAAAGTTTCTAGGTTCATACTTTCTTGCCGTTCTTATCCGTGATCTCGTAGAGGGTGTACTTGAAGTTAACGTCTGCTGTGAAGTAATTGATATCTGTTGCAGAGGAATCAAACTCCAAAGTAGTCAAGCTTGTTGGGAATATATTATAGAAGTTAACTGTTGATATAGAATTATAGTTACTGTTCAGTATGAGTAATCTTGCATCACTCATCATCTTATCGAACTGTTCGGGTCTCCCCTTCTCATCTACAGAATTGATATACTTCTGAAAGTTCTTTTGGTGTAGTGGGTTAGTCAATCCCTTCAACCATTTGAATATCTCATAATAATTATCCAAGTCTTCGTTAACTAAGAACCTTAGATTAAGATCACCAAAGGTCATCTTATCACCAGGAAGTGAGTAGTCCTTTACTGGTGTTGTAATATCTCTCACCCCTATCTCTACATTAGGAATTGATGCAGACTGACAAAAGTAATCTACATTAGGTGTCCTACCAATAATAAACTTAAAACCTACAGGTGATAGAAAATTTTGGTTGGAGGGTGAGAAAGAGTTAGTCATTAGTTCACGCAGGTCTCCGTATTATTTATCCGAGCCAGAAAACGTCTGGATCTTTGATCTTGTCGTATATATTAAATCTGAAATCTCTGAAGTCTGGTTTGTTTGTTTCGTTACGTGCAGCATCTGACCATGATAGCTTGGCGTTCTTACCTCTGGCACTCTGTCCTTCTACATCATCAATGTTATATTCACCAACATAGTTCTCACCTACAGTGGTAGGTTTGACACCGTTCTGCCAGTGCTGTACTGACATGAATATAGATCTACCATCACCCATGTATGCACCATGTATATCATCATGGTATACCTTGAGGGTAAAGAAATCAGATCTCATTTTACATATCTTCTCTTGCTCTGGGTGACTGTCTATCCAATAACCACCATGACTAAAACTTATCTTACCACGTATATAAACTTCGTATGAATCAATGTCTGGATGTCGATGCTCTGGGATGATAGCATGTGGTGGCCAGTTCAAACACTCAACTTGATACTGACCTTCCTTGTACATAACCTTCCTGTGAAAGTTAGGTACACCAAAGAAATTTCTATTCCAACCTTGTGGTTTTACTATATCGCGAGGATCGAACGTACTCAAATACTCATCAACAAAACCTGTGATGGCATCCATGCATAAAAAAAGAGGTCTAATTATTTAGACCTCTAAACCGATAGGTTTTCAGTGCATATGCTTACTCCGTGAATACTGATGAACATATTCTTTTACAAGACGAAGGCAAGTCCTCGCATTCTATTAGACAGGCAAAATAATCGTCGATCTGATCTACAGTTGTGGCATCTCCACTTAAATTACTCATACTACTATCGACTTTCCATCCAGCTAATCTGTTCTGAGAAACTATGTTATGCACGTGGCACCTCCGTTAAAAATGGACTACATCACAAAATGTTTTGGGTTCATCTTGTTCTCCAATTCTACTATTATGTATGCAAATACGGACCGTATTTACCGATACATTTTAACAAAAAGAAATGCCTACGTGATTATACCTACACAAAAAAAGAGACCCCCGAAGGAGTCTCTTGAAAGAATATAAGCGTCTCGCTTACATTAGGTTTGCAACTTTAACACGTCTGTAGTATGCGTTAGCGTTGAGGTTTCCAGCTGCCTGTGGATCTGA